CGTAAGATGAAGCATTACTCCCTAGGCGCCTGGCGTAAGCCTTTCCCTAGAAAGAGTGTTTACAAAACACGTAAACAAAGTGTTGGAGTCTATTTAGACAATGAGGTCTAATGTATCTCGAGAGAGGTACAGCACGTAGGGAAAACCAAGGCTGAAATAAGACCAAGAAGGCATCTACGCAGACCCCTTAAGTATAGACTTAAGGATCTTAAAATACCCGACATTTGTAAGTAACTTCCCGGTTCGACTTTGAAAGGTAATAGGAAAATTCATAAATTTTCCTAACCTATCAAGTTGATGGGCAGTTAGTTTACTTGTTCGTAAAAACTTGTATGACAATTCAAACTTAAACCATTTAAGAACGATCGAATTACCAGAATATGTTAAAGTATTCGGTAATTGGAAAGTTCCCATAAATTGTTGAGCCTCCCTTATGTTGTCCAGATTAATTGGCATCCAGTATGGCCTTTCATATTGCCATTCATAGGATGAAAATTCTTCTGGTATAGTAAAAGGCATGTCTTTTTCTAAAAAGCCATGTTTTCTACCATATAACATAAGAGTCCTTTGGAAAATCATACATTTAGAAACGTAATCCCTATTCATTCTATCCCAATCGTCTAATATATTCTTTCTAAAAAGATTATTGAGGAACGTAAGTCGTAAATAAAGAAAAATCGGAATGGACTTTATGAAATTGAGGATATCCGCTAAGTTAGGGAGAAGGTAAATAGTAATAATTCCATAAACAGCTTCATTTATGTAGATAATAGGTTTAACTATTCTAAATAAAATTGCAATGTTAACCGGATTTATTAATAGTTTAGCAAACTCTGTTAATAGATAACGATTGACACCTGGCTGGATAACTTTCTTGTAATACTTGAGAATATCTTCACGATATAACTCAACAAAATCTTCGATAACTCGAAGATTATCAAGAGTATAATTATCCTTAGTCATTTCATCTGCAATAAATTTCTTTCCCTTTACCATGAGGCGATCCCTATTACCAATAAAATTCTTATTGGTATCAGAGATGCCCCCTGTAAATTTAAAGTAGTAAAGGAAGATAACAAATATGATAGTGTCCCTTATTCTACTATCTTTTAAAAGTTTGAATCGTTTGGATTGGTTTTCGATAAAATTAACCAACCCCCCTTCATCAAATAAGTAGTCTTTATGTAAAAGTTCAAGAAGTAAGTTTATAATGCCATATTTACTCGTTATAGCTTGTAAAAGCAATTTCGAAGAAATAGGGGATATGTCACCCACATCTTGTATGAAAACTCTTTTAGTAAACTCAAATGCTATATCAGACTCAAGGCCTTTCGACTTTGAACATGATACATCTAACTTATCCAGTAAAATACGATATTCTTTTGCGACGCTATCATCATAAATGATGATATCATCACCAACAATATGGTAATCCCTGAAAAACAGAGGTATAAGCGCTTTATCTTTATGATGAGCCTTATTTCTCTCTGAGTTGTAAAAAGCTTGTTGTACAATTGCATGGTGAGTTAAACTCAACATTGCAAAAGAACTATAAGCTCCCATTGGTTGTCCTGTAGAGTACATAAGGTACTTATCTTTAAATTTAAAAGGAAGTGA